AACACCTTGCGCCAATCGATATCGTTGCCGTCGTCATCCTTCTCGGTCAGTCCCTTGACCGCCCGCTGCTTGAATGCCTGCAACGCGGCAATTACCATGCGCTGCAACTTGCCAAGGTTGATGCGGTCGATCACATCGATGTGCGGCTCGAACTCTGCGACACCCTTGAAGTTGTCGAGGACGTACACCGGAACCGGGCCCGCGTACTCCTCCGGCTCGCCGTCGGGCGACCACCCCTCCCCCGAGATCTTCGAGTACGGGGTGCCGTTGTCGTTCTTCGACGCACGAGAGAACCGCTGCCGCACGCCCGGCACCCAGACGTACGCGAAGTCCTTGTCGACATCGGGGTCGCGCCATGCCTTCAGGGCCGCGCGGGCACGCCACGGCTGTGCAGGATCGGGGGCGGTGATCACCTGCTCCGGTGCCTCCGCCGTGATGACGGGCTCGCCCTCGCGGATTCCCGTGATGAGATACCCGACCGAGGTTGAAAGCATGTCCCAGATCGCGTCCGCGAAGACGATGTCGAGGCGATTGTCACGCCAGATCTTCCGCGCCGCGTCGACCTCAACGCCCTTGAACGATGTTCCGACCCGCACCCCGTTCGGGACCATGCGACCGGCGAGAGACTGGCATGCGAGCCCGCCCATGTCGGTGCGTGCCTTGCGCTGGAACGCCACCCAGCTATCCCGGGTGTTCTTGCCCATCTCCGGCATCGGAGCATCGCCGGTCGAGTAGCGACGGTTCAGGAGGATCTTCGGCATGCGGTCCTCGAGCCGCTTGGCGAGAATCGGGAACCACTCCTCGGGGGTGCTCGCCACGGTGCCTCCTCGGGGTCAGTAGATTCGACGGGCTGTTCTGCGCCGAGTGTTGGTCACGCCCTTGCCGAGCGCGTCATTGCCTGCCGCGAACGCGAACGCACAACCCCAAGTGAGGTCGATCTTCGCGAAGTCCTGGTTGTCGTCTGGCTTCTTGAGCACGTAGCCGCCGCGGCGGGGATCGCGTCGCGCGTTCAGGAAGTGCCGGATCATGTCGGGATCGTCTTCGATCGTGATCTCGTCTGGGCCGCCCGCGATCGCCGAGTAGAGCTGCGCGAATGTCTCGACAGTGCGCGAGATCTCCTTCTGCCGCCACCGGATCGGCTCGGCGACCGTGAGCTTCGCCTTCAGCCGCGACGAGTGCGCCGCCTCCCACGTCTTCACCTCACCGGCCCACCCCGCGGACGGATCCGCGTAGAACCCGACGACGTTGTAATCCCTGAACGCCTTCGCCACCGCCGACTCGATCTCGAGCTTCGGAGGTCGCCAGCCCTCACCCTTCGGCCCGTCCTGTTGCTCCCAGATGCCGATCTTGAACAGGTGCTTCTGAGTCACCGAGTAGCCGACCAGAACCGTCGAGTCCGCGACTCCTTGCCGGCGGCCCTCAGAGCCATCGAAGCCGAGCGTGACCGGCTCGGACTTCGTGATCTTCTTGTCCTTGATGACGGCCCGCAGCTCGGGGTCGGTCACGTAGGCATCGCGCGCGACATCGACCTGATTCAGGAAGTCCGCCCGCATCACCGCCGGATCGTTCGATGTGTCGAGGAAGTCGAGGGCGATGCGCTCGAGATCCACCCACCCGTCGTGACACGCCGGCTTGTGCAGCAAGCATCCATCGGGGTGCCGCGCCGAATCTCCGTACGCCACACGCAGGCCGTGGATCAGCGAGTCGTGGTCACCGATGTCAGTCGTCGGAGGCGCTGGACGGTGATCGAAGTAGATCGACCGCACATCCTCGAGCCTCGCGTACTTGCCCGACTTGATCTGGTCCCAGAACTCCTGCGACTTCTCCGCGACCGAGCCCTCGCCGAGCGTGAACGCGTTCGGCGTCTCGATCGTGACCCCGCCGAGCTTCGTCGCGTTGTTGCGGAGGTTCTGCGCCAGCTTGACACCCGAGTTGCTGCGCAACCACGTCTCGGTCTGGTCGAGCGACGCGGCGACAGCCTTGAATCCCTTGATCGACAGCGGCGACGCGGTGATCGGGACGATGCGGCCTCGGCGCAAACTCACGAACGAGTCCATCGGGTCACAACCGAACTCGTCAGGCGCCGACCCGTTGCGGAGCATCTCGAGCAGAGGCTCCCACGTGTTTTTCGTCTGCTCCTCGGTCACTGCGGCGATCGCCACGTACGGTGTCCGCACCGACGACCACGGCTTCGCGACAGGCTGGCCGTCGGCATCCCAGCCATCCGGCACGACCTCGAACATGGCCTCGGAGATCATGATGCCGCCGACGAACGGGGACTTCCCCCAACCGCGCGAGCGCTGCAACACGCTGCGATGCACCAGGCGACGACAGGTGAGCGGGTCGAGACGGTAGAGCTCGTTCAGGTACTCCTGCTGCTCGACCGTGGGCACGAACGGATCGTGCGTGTCGTCGTCACCAGCATCCGGACGGCCGAGGTACTCGGTCATCTGATCGGCGACGTGCCAGCCCAACGTGGGAAAGTCGTTCTTGCTCTGCGGCTTCCACGGCATCATGCACCTGCCGACTTGATGCCCTTGAGGCGGTCACGCGCCGAGATACTCTGCATCCGCTGCTCGGTCTGCGCCTCGGTGTTCTGCGCAAAAGCGAGGGTGACCCTCAACCGCAGCCGGTCCTCGGGAGTCGCACCGAACTTCGCCACCCGCAGTCGCAGCTCGCCGGCAATCTTGTAGTTCCCCTCCATGAACTCGGCATGAAGGAACGCGGCCATCAGCAGCTCCGACCAGTCCAGCTCAGTGAAGCTCGGTGCCAACGGTGAGCGGCCCCAGACCGCCCACCACTCCCTCGTGGCGATCGGCCAATCGATCGGCTCCGCCATCTCCGGGTCGGTCGAGGACTTGCCGTACCTCGTCGGCAGCTCGGGCTGCGAGCTGGCCACCGCGAAGAGCGTGCGCTGCGGCACGAGATCCTGATTGCGCCGGGCCCGCTGGTCTGCGGGCTTCGGCGGTCGCCCATTGCCGGCCATGTCGAGCCTCCCGTTTCGGGATCGAGATCAGCCCGTTTCGGGCCCTACTCATGGGGTGGGGCAATCGTGCCCAGATTCGTACACGGGATTTTTCACAGCGACTCCCGGCAGGGGGCACACCGGGGGGAGGGGGTGGAGGCCCCCTATCTCAGCCCGGGGTGTGTCTCGGTCGGGTGCCGCTCCGTGCGCCTTGTCCATCGGGCTTGGTTGCCTTCTGCGGCGGTCTTCTGGGCGTGGCAGGGGGTGCAGGTTGCTTGACCGTTCTCGAGCGTTAGCGGGCCACCGGCAGAGTCGGGGATGATGTGGTCGGCTTCGGTCGCTACGGCTATGCAGCGTGGGCCACCGATCTCGCATCGGTACCCTGCCCGTTGAAGGACTGCGGCGGCCCATGTGCGGTGCTCAGGGGTGGAGCTGGTGCCGTGCCTGTGGTCTGCCCACCCACCTGCCATGATGACCCCTGCCCCGTTGATGCCCCCTACCCGTTGGGACGAGCAGGGGGTGCCCCTGTGTTTAGGACGTGTGAGCGGTCAGCTCGTCCTCGGGGCGCTCCTCGAAGGTGATCGCGATGTCCCTGCCGAGCATGCTGTCGAACCATGCCGCAGCGTCCGGATTGCCGACAGTGAGCTTGATCTCGCCCGATGGCGTGGCGCTGGCCCACGCCACGTTCTGAGCGCCCTTCGCACCGGACACCGGCGACATGACGACCTCGATGCGCGGAGCCGGGTCGGCCTAGCCGTTAGCCTGGCTGACAGATGTTGCGAAGCGCTTGACCTCGCGGACGTAGAAGCGTGCGGTGACTCGGTTGGACATGATGCCTCCTCTGGCGATAGATGAATGAGAAGGCCTGCGAACCTGATTTGCGCCAGCGTCCGAGCCGGGAAACACGAATGCCCACGCTCTGGGCAGAGTCGTGGGCATGCGCTGATGAGATTAACACAACCAGACGGCATCCGGGCGCATCGACCGGTAATCTCGGCGTGTCACCTAGCAGCAGCCTCCGCCTGATAGGTGATCTCCATCGGGGCCACCTCAGACGAGAGCGACACCCGCCACGAACCATCCGGCCACGACTCCACCAGCACACCGAGCGGACCGGGACTCACCAGCATCCGCTCGACCGCCTGCTCGACCGCATCCGCCTGCGCCCGGACGCTCTGCACTGCGAGCCCCTCGATCATCTCCGCCACGCTCATCATTCTGCCTTCCTCGCCCGCTCAGCGTCATACCACCCGAACACCCACGCGAGCGACGGGGAGAACAGGATCGACCCCGCCTTCGGTCGTAGGCCCAGCCAGTACAACGGTCTCTTGAGCCAGATCAGGGTGCCGTAGACGTGCGGCCACGGGCGCCGGGCGGTCGTCACCGTCGACCATCCCAGATGATGTCAGCAAGCGGATCCCCACGCCGCACCAGACGATGCTGCCCCGGACTCGCCTTCACCCGAGCAAGCGCACCAGGCGTGCATGCGAACAGGCACGACGAGCACCTATAGACCGTCGGCTTCACTGGCCGATCCGGCTTCATATTGTGGACGTGACTCATGATCCTGAACCCTTCGAATTGCTGCCCGCCTGCTCGAGCATCATCCAGAAGTCTTCGGCTTCGGCGCGCAACTGCGAGAGACGTTCGCAGTAGCCGTCGCCGCATACGCACTCCTCTCCGACAGGTGAGAGCAGGCAGATGAGTTCGCCGTCCTCGTTGCGCTTGTGATGCTGGTCTTCGTCGGGGTGCTCGGGTCCGTCGCCGATGTAGTACGGCTGGGGTTCTTCGAGGGCAGTGGTGTCGTGTGGGCAGTTGTCAGCCCATTGGTAGACGGTGGCGGGGTATCGCTGGTGGGAGGCGTTTCGGTCGCGGAGCTCGACGAGGAGTTTCTCGACTTCCTCGTCGTTGAGCACGGTATCGACGGTGCTGGTGCGTCGGGACCATGCCTCACGCTCGACGCTGCGCGCCCACTGGTCGCGGCGGAGCGCAGTGATGCCGAGATCTCCGAGCCTGGTGACGTACTCCTCGTAGGTCTCGCTCATGTGCTGGAACCCCTCGATCTACGGTCCTCGACGATCCACTCTGCGACTGACTGCAAGATCACGCAGACGTCATCGCACGCATAGTCGATCTGCTCTAGCGCGTGGTCATAGCTGAGCTTGTGGTCGTCGTAGGTGGTGACGGCCCGGTAGGACTCGCGTACTCGGTTCTTGGCCTGTTCGAGAAGGTCTGGCGCGAGCGTGTGGGCAGGGTTCTCAGCCCAAGCGATGAAGTCAGGGAGCCACTCATCGACGCACTCCGATCCGGCAGCGATGTCGATCATGGCTTCTCTCCTGTCGGGGTGGATGGGGCGAACGAACCCGGCAGGATCCCGACGTCCCTGTGGCCTGCGCGCGGGCTGCCGCCGCCCATGACTTTCGCGTAGCCTGCGCCGTCTCGGTCATCGAGGTAGGTTGTGCCGCCGCCGTAGTTGACTCCATCGAGGACGACACGGACGACGGCGATGCGCTGACCGATGATGCCCTCAGTCTTGGCCCAGTACAGCGGGAACTCGGGCGCATCAGCTACCTCCGCGGTGCCGCGCTCGATCTCGGTCGGGAGGCCGTTCCAGTAGCCCTGCTCAATCATTGGTTTCTCCTGTCGTCGGGTGGGTTATTTGGTCGTAAAGCGACTTGCGACGAGCCACGAGGCGCGTCTGCGCTGACCGGTTGGTTCGGATCGACTCCTCGACGTGCGTGATCGCCTCGATCACCTCACGCATCTGCGCAGCCAACTCCGGATCCATCGCTTTCAGCAGCCCGATGAGCGCCGCGACGGACTTCATGTTGTGGTCGGCGATCGCCGCGCGCAGCCCGCCGAGGAGCTGCTGTGCCGTGTAGCCGGCGACCGTCGGCAGTGCGGTGCCCTCCTCGGGATGCTCGATCAGCCACCGCAGAGCGCGCACGCCCGACCCGCCGTGCCAGATCGTCCCGCACGAACGGCAGACCCCGTTCGACTGGTCGACGGTCTCCTCACCGAGTTCCCGGTACTCGACAACGAGGGCGGTGATCCGGTCGCCGGTCTTCGGGTCGATCGCGTAGGTCGCTCCGCACGACGGGCAGACAGCCGGATCCGTGTCGACCAGGCGCAGCACCGGCTCCTTCAGCGCGTTGAGCTTCGGCTTCATCACAGCCTTGCCCTCAGCGTCGAGCACCGTCTCCTTCACCCGCTCACCGTCGATCACCCGCACCCGAGTTTTCGGCACCATCACCGGCACCCAATGCTCCTCAGTCAGTTCGATGACACTCGGCGGGTCGAACATCCCCTCTATGCGCCGCACCCACCCCTCCACCACACGGGTCACGAGCGCGTCGGCATCGTCGGTGACCTTGCCCGCTCGACGGCGGTTCTCGTAGTCGAGATACCAGCGCCCCAACCGGGTGTGAAGGTGCAGGTGCTCCTTCTGCTCCTCGAGCGAGAGATACCACTCGTTCACCTGGCGAGAGATGTCGTCGAACAACTCCATCGCGCCCGCGTCGAACGGGATCCGCTCACGCGCCGACGACGACGAGCCAGCATGCGACCCGATCCCACCGACCACAGCATCCCGCAACGTCACCAGCAGCGGCTCATGCTCGACCTCCGAGATGCACGTGATCCCGGCATCGTTCGACTGCATCACCTTCGACGTGTACGGCACCGTCAACTTCTGCACCGCAGCGAGGAGGTAGTTCTCGTCAGCCATCCGCACCGACCTCGCGGATCCGGTAGAAGGTGACGCAGTTCTTCGCAGCCTCGAAGATGCCCTTCGCGGTCCTCGCCAGCTCACGCGAGCTGTACCGGAACGGCGTACCATCGCGCATCAGCAACGGCCGCCCAAGGTGATCATGAAGCTCAAACACGGTCGGTCTCCTCTCCCTCATGGCAACGGCATCCGCAGTCGACCGCGGCATCCTCGACGAAGCACCAGGCATCACCACGGCACGCGAGGTGCTTGCCCGACTCACAGTCCGGATTCAGGTGCGGCCTCTCAACCTCCTCGAATGCCCGGTGGATGTGCTCCCGCGCCGACATCACCCGCTCCTCGAGCGTCATCGGCTGCTCAGGCTGGTCGAGTCCGAACCGAGCTACCTCCGCACGCTCGTCGACCGACAGATCGGGCGCCTGCACCGTTCCCTGCTCGCTCATGACCTGCTCCCGTTCTGCCCCGAAGGACGTTCAATCGGAACCGCACCGAGCGCCAACTGCAACGCACGATCCGGATCCACCACCACCACGCGCGACACCCGCTGCGGCTTCGACACCGACAAGGACCGAGGCCGCACGAACACCTCACGCACCACCGGCACGGACACTCCATGACGGCGGTACAGCCGCGACCAGGCACGCTCCTCCGCGAGCACCTCGTCCGCCGACCGGTGCGCCCGCAACCACTCGACACGCTCCACGAACGATGTCAGCCCGGACGCGTCGAGACGCGCCCGCAGCTCCTCCTGCCGCTGCGCGAGCTCAGCCAGCACCCCAGCCGTCACCAGAAGGTCCGCAGCGCTCACATGGCGAGTCACCGGGTCACCCCACGTCCTGAGCGAGAGCACGCTGCTCCCGTTCCCAGATCTGGTACACGAACCGGGCATCCTGACACATCACGCAACGCACTCCCCCGCTCCCTGCTGGCTGGTGGTCTCGGCAAAACGGTGACGGCGCATCGCTGGCGGGACGCAGGCCGGGCTCTCTGGTCTCGTCTCTCTCTCCTCGCTCTCTCTCCCAAGCCGAGCGGTCCGCCAGCGGTTCGCCGGCGAGGCGCTGGCGAAGCGCCAGCGGCGGCTCCGGGTACCGAGAAGGCAACGGATGAGACGGGGCCGGATGCCGGGCGATCACGTAGAACCCGCGACCGCTGACCTCGTACAGCCCGAGGAAGCCGACCTCGGCCAGCTCGAGCAGAATGTCCGTCACGTCGTCGTCCGGGCGCTCCGGCTGATGCGGCCACAACGCTGTCCGCAACGTCCACAGCGTCGTCGTCTCGCGGCCCTGGTCGTCCGAGTGCATGTGCAGGGCGATCGCCGCCCACTTCACCTCCGGGGACAGGGTGATGAAGCTCTCGTCGAGCATCCACGACGGCGGGAGTGGCTTGTTCTTGTCGTACGGCATGGCGAGCGATTCCTCTGAAGATGAGCGAGATGGCGGCGTTGACGAGATCTGCGGGCACGAGCACGCACTCGGTGAAGCCGCGGCCGAGGGGCAGGAGCGGGCGGGCTGACCACTCGGTGGCGAACGCGGGCTCGAACACACCCCGCAGGGCTGCGAGTGCTGCACGCTCCTCCCATGCCGGCCTCTCCCGCATCAGCAGCAGCACTCGCGCCCCGGTATCGGTGAAGGCCCGGATGCGGCGCATCCCACGGGTGCGGCCCACCTTCAGCACCTGCCTCTCGGGCCAATAGACGGCGTACACCGTCACCAGTTCCGGGCTCATGCAAACTCCCGGATGTCGATGTTCTTCACGAACTCCCGCTCGATCTTGTGGCCGGCAGTCTTTCCCGGGCACTTGTTGTGAGGGTGCTGGCGCGGCGTGCCGTCCTTCCGGCGCAGAAGCATCTGTCCGCACCAATCGCAGGGAGCGTGCCCGCACTCGTGGTGATCAGCCGCGCGAACGCGCTGCCAGTGCCCCATGTCGCCGTGGTAGCGTGTAGCCGCAGTCCTCGCACCGCCACATCGCCGGGCGCCGCAACTGGCCGTAGGGGCCACCCCACCCGCGGTCCTCCTTGACGAGGATGAAGCAGCGGAATCGGTCGGGATGTTCATACGTCGCATGCTCCCTCGGGATGGATCAGCCAGCAGACTCCACACGGGAGCACAGGATCTTCGATCTCGACCTCGGTGGGGCAGGTGACGTGCACGATGACCCGCTCGCGACCATCACCCCGGTACGCACACACGTCGCCCGGCTCAATGTCCTCGTCGCAGTCGTCGCACTGACCGCGGTACTTCGCGATGAACGTCATGCCAGCTCACCGACCTCGAACAGGGGCACCTCATCGGACGGTGCGACCTCGACCGGGATCAGGGTGAACCTCGGGGTTGAGAAGTGCCACTCGACCGAGTGGGTCGCCTCGGGGATGCCTCCGGCCACGAGCAACTCGAATGCCTGCCACACCTGCCCGTGCCACTCGACCGGACACTGCGGGTTGACCGTCAGCGCCGCGCCGACGGTCGACTCCATCGATGCCAAACATTCGACGGTCTCCTGCCCGGCCACCTTGAACGGACCCCAGAACTGGCAGAACCGACGCTCGCCCAGCTCTCCGGTCGTGCCCGAGATGATGATCGGTTCGCTCATGAGAAGTCGAACGCCGGTTGTGCGATCTGGTCTTCGAGATCGGCGAGATACTCGCAGCCGGTCTTCCAGTACGACGCCTTGAGCTCGATGCCCAGCGCCCGACGCCCGTGCTTGACCGCGACCCACAGCTCCGAGCCGACGCCGCCGAACGCGGTGAACACCAGCTCGCCCGGGTTCGAGTACAGGCGCACGCACCGCTCGATGAAGTCGAGCTGCAACGGGGTCAGGTGCCGCTCGTCATCGCTCTCCCGCGCGATCCGCGCGTTGAGGGTATTCGACTCCTGGATGCCGTACCAGATCGGACGCGCCCACTCGATCCACTCCTCGTTGGTCACGTCGTTCTTGATCGGCGCGTATCGCTCCCCGGGCTTCTTGAAGATGAGCATGTAGTCCGCCAGCGCGGGTCGCGACTTCGAGCTGTCCTTGTTCTTCGTCACGAACATCAGCGCCTGCGCCTTCGTGCGGATCGCCTGCGCCTGGGGGTCCTTGTCGACGGTGACCTCCCCGAAGTAGATCCACCCCTCGGCGATGTACGCGCGGATCACATCACCCCGGAAGTCGGTCATGCCGATCACCCCGTGCGTGGTCTGCGTCGTCGTCGTCTGCTGGACGTGCACGCATGCCAGTCCGCCCGGGACCGTGATCCGAAGGTTCTCGCGGATGATGTACCCGTACTGCGCGAAGAAGTCCTCACGGTCAAGGGAGTTGCCCATGTCGCGCGGCGACGGCGAGTAGGTGTAGAGGGACTGGAACGGGGGCGAATACACCGACAGGTGCACGCACTCAGCTTCGATCTCGACCATGCGCTCGCCCGAGTCGCCGAGCCAGAACTCCCAGTTCAGACCCTTGGCCTCGTCGGTGATGTACGCGTCTTCGTTGCTCATGATGCCTTCCTGATGTGACGGACCATGCCGTCGACGATGCGATTAGCCTGCTTCTCCTTGCGGGTCACGTTGTCCGCGATCTGCCCCTCCAACTGCGACAGGATGATGTGTGCGTGCACGACCCGGGACTGCCCATAGCGGTAGCAGCGGCGGATGCACTGGTAATACGCCTCGTACGAGTCCGACAGGCCCACGAACGCCATGCGCGCGGCGATCTGGAAGTTCAGCCCCATGCCCGCGATCGACGGCTTCGTGATGAGCACCTTGATCTCACCGCGGGCGAACGCGAGCAGCAGCGTCGCCTTCTCCTCCGGACTCATCGACCCGTGCACGTTGACCGACCCCGGCACAAGAGCCTCAAGCCGTTCCGCCTCCTCGTTCAGACCGCACCACAGCAGCCACGACTCGCCCGGCTCAGCCGCGACAAGATCGGCGGCGCGCTGCACACGCGCGTCGAGAGTCTCCCGGCGCACCTTCGCCCGACCCGACACACCGCCGATGGTGACCGAGAACAGCTCATCCGGCTCCGGCTCGATCTCCGCGTCGACTAGCTCCGGGATGATCCTCAAACCGGGCAAGTCATACCCGTCATCGAGGTATCCCATGTCCGACGGGCGCCGAATCGCGACCACCCACGAGGCCATCCATCGGATCATCGGGTCATAGGCGTGACCCTTGAGCCGCCACCCGTCCTGATCGTGCACGAAGTACGCGGCGAGCATATTCGTGCGCGTCATGTGCCCAAGGAACTCAGCCTGATTCGTCAGCTCCTCCGGATCGTTCGGGGCAGGTGTCGCCGTCCACGTCGACCGGTACGGCACCTGCCGGAAGTGCTCGATAAGTCGCGTGCGCGTCTTCCCATCCGACTGCTTGAGGATCGACGCCTCATCAAGGGCGACCGCCCCGAACATCGCCGGGTCGAACTTCTCGACCATCTCGTAGTTCGTGATGTACACGCCCGCGCCGGTCACCTGGTCCGCGGACCGCACGTACCTTGCTTCGATGTGGATTCTCGCCGCCTCCGCAACGGTCTGCTCTGCGACAGCGAGCGGTGCGACGATCAGCGAGGTCTCCGCCATGACCCGCGACCACTCCAACTGCATCCGCGTCTTCCCGAGACCCGTGTCAGCCCACACCGCAGGGCGACCTACCGATGCCGCCCACTTGATGAGCTCCACCTGAAACGGCTTGAGCGAGTAGTGCAGATCACCCGTCTCGACGGTCTTCCCGTTGCTCTGGGCCTTCGCCGCACGACGGGCGATGAACTCCGCGTAGCTCGTGTTCATGGCAGTCCGCCCTTCCGCCGCCTGAATGCGGCCTCCACGTCGTCGATCTCGACCCAGCCGCCCTCGTCGTCGTACAGCACCCACGCGAGCCGGTACGTGCCCCAGAAGGTGCGCAGCCAGCGGCGGGCCGGCCACTCCGCAGGCGACAGCGTCGTGTGCCGCAGCACCGCCCAGCCCTGCTCGAGCGCCTCGGTCGGATGCTGCGTCTTCCACTCGTGGCATGCCTCGCCGAGGCACTGCAGGTTCGACGCGACCGTGTTGCCGGGCATACGGTTCTGTCGGTGATCGCGCTCGATCCGCCCGCACCAGCGGCGGCACTTCACGCACCGGTTGTCATCGCGCTTCGTGACCAGGTCGTATGCGGCCCGCTCCTCAGCGGTCACCTTCCGGCCCGTCACGCTGCCAGACCGACCTGTGCACGACGGGCGAGGAGCAACGTCAGCGCGAGCGCGGCCTGCTGCCACACCACACCATTACCCAGCGCCTTGAGCTGCGCGTTGCGTGCAGCCCCATCCGACATCCCGACCCAGATCGCCGGGTCAGTCACCCACCCGAACGGCAGGCCCATCATCCACTCGACCAGAAGCGGAGACAGACGATGCTGCCCCTTCGCCCCATCCGGTCGAGTCGGAGCCGGAGCTACACGTCCAGTAACGAACTCCCATCGGGCGATTGCGCGGGCGTAGACTCCCCAGTCGATTCCTCGAGGAGCAGCGCCGCGATCGTCAGCGGCATCCCCATCCCGTTGCCGTTCTTCGCCGTCAACTTCACCCGCTCCCGACGAGCCAGCCACGTCTCCGTGCCCTCCCCGTCGTTTGCTACGCTTGCGGCCGGAGTCGGCAGCAATTCCTCCTCCTCGGGCAGGAGATCCCAGATCATCCGACCCAAGAGCCCGTTCTGAGGCACGTTCTCCTGACGGCCCCTGTCCTTCCAATCCCGCGTCGTCGGAGTGCCCAGCAGCGGCACCGCCGACGACAGCCGAAGATCCCCGGACCCGCCTCGCTGATTCGGCCCGCCCTTCTCGCCGTCGCTCGCCATCGGAGTCGGGAGCAGATGCTCCACCTCGTCCGCGAGCGTGGGACCGTGACCGCCCTCCTTCCGCTTCGACGGGTGCTGACTGCCCCCGTTTGCGGCGAGCTGCGACGTCGGCGTCTTGAGCAGCGCCTCCGGCAGGGTGAAGTGCAGCCGCGTCGCCAGATGCGTTGACTTCTCCGGAGGTCGACCGCTCGTCCTCGGCAGACCGAAGTCCGCGTCGCCCGCCTTCGGAGTCGGCATCAACGTCTCGGCCACCCCGGGAAGCAGGAGATCGCCGCGACTGTTCCGCTGATTCCCCGACCGGTTCGATGTTGACGGGGTGGGGAGTTCGCGGCCCCGCTGCGCCACGTCCGTGAGCGTCAGATTCGAAGACCCCGCCGCGCCGCCCGACTGGTCGGCGTCCTTCGCTGTGGGTGTCGGCAGCGTTCGATCCAGCACGATGTCTCTCTGCACTCGCGTGCCCAGATCGTCCATCCGGGGATCCCGGCTCAACGGATGAACCCCCCCGATGCTGTCCGATGCCCTCGGAGTTGGCAGGCCACGCGAGGATGAAGACCCGGAACCGACCGTGTGGGGCTCCGGCATCGGCCGCTCGAACACCACCCCACTCCGCATCGAACCCCAGATCGGCCAAGTCCCGGAATACTGTGTCGATCGCTCTCCGAACAAGTCGACGCTCTCGGTCGAATCGCGCCACCGCCCGCTTGCGCTGTCGAGATACGCGAACTCGCGCCCGCCTCCACTTGTCGACATACGCCGACCGTCCTTCCTTACGTCGTGCCGGGTTGCCGTGAATGAACCGATCAGCCATCCCGATGAAGTTGTCGACCCGGGCCAATTCGTCAGCGGCGGCGAGCAATTCGTCGTGCCACGGCTCACCATCAGCAGACAGCAGACCCCGAACGTTCTCGATGAGCACCAGCGATGGGCGCAGTTCCCCGATCGCTCGAGCGAACTCTGCCCACAGCCCCGACCGGGTGCCCTTCCGAAGGCCGCGGCGGGCGCCCGCGAGTGAGACATCCTGGCAGGGGAAACCACCTGTGAGGACGTCGACCGGCTCGACCTTCGACCAGTCCACCGATGTGATGTCGCCATAGTTCGGGACATCCGGCCAATGGTGGGCGAGGATCCGCGACGGGTTCTCATCGAACTCGACATGCCAGACCGTCTCGCCGCCGAGCACAGCCTGCACGCCGAGGTCGAGTCCCCCGTACCCGGAGAACAGCGAGCCGATCCGTGGTCCGGTCATCCGCGCAGCGCCTTTGCCTCGAGCAGGTCAGCGGCGCGAACGCGCTTCGCGATCTCCTTCTCGACATGCCGCAGTTCCTTGACCGTCATCTTCCGGAGGCGGGCTGCGTTGCGCTTCGGGCGAGTGATGATCTGCCCGAAGAACTCGAAGCACACGAACACCAGCACCGGAGCTGACGCGTGCACGATCGCACCCGTGATCTCCTGGTACGTGTCGAGGCCGGTGCCGCCGCTGATCGCCGCCGACGCGGACACCGTGTACAGGAAGTTCGCCGACGCGGAGAAGGCGGTCATGATGCCGCCGAAGATGCGTGCCGCCCACAGCCACCCGGTGAAGCCACGCCACTTGAACGTGACCGAGCAGACGAACGCGACCAGCATGGGCAGGTCGATCATCAGCACCGTGAGGGGGTCGAGGAATGGTGGGGTGTGCTGCCAGCCGCCGACGACGATCAACGCCGACGCGGACACCACCAGTGCGGACAGGATCACCCCGACAAGGCCGATCACCTGCAACCAGAACCACACCTTGTGATCACCGCCGATCCGAGCGGATGCCGCGGTCGGCTCACGGTGGGTACGCGGAGCGCGCGAGGATGCGGCGCGGCGACGCGTCGCTCGAGCGCGGCGCGACGGGTCCGCGGCGGGCAGGTCGAGACCTTCGATAGTCGTGTCGGTCACTCGCCGGTCTCCTCGTCGGCCTTGACCTCACCCGTGACCGGGTCGACGTCGGGCTCGTCGTCGAAGATGAATGCGGAGCGCAGATCCTCTTCGAGGTCGATCGGGAGCGTCGTCACACCGGTCCGGTGCTCGAACGCACGCTGCAGCATCCGGCGCGCCGTGTCCGCGTCACCCGGGAGGAGCGCCTCGATGCGGCGCAGCTTCGTCGTGATCTCCTTCTCACCGGTCACGAACGACTCCGTGCGGCCGATCACGTCGAGGATCACGAGCGCGACGATCTGACTGTTCGCCGGGTTCGCGTCGAGCTTGCCCTCGAGCGGCGAGAGTCCGTCCGCGTCGCCCTTCGGCAGGGTTGACTTGAGCTTCATGAGTTGTGTCCTTCGTGGTCGGGTGCGTGCTGGGCACGCTCGATGTCTTCTGTCGTCGCCGCGCGAACCGTCCAGCCCTTCCGGTCCTGCGCGTCACGCGATCGCTTGTTGGGTGTGAAGGTCGTC